GACGAGTTCGTCGCCATCACCGTCGCCGGAGAACTCAGCGATTAGTGCCTCATCGCAGTCAAGCGATGAGATGAAGCAAAATACTTCTTTTACACTATGGAACTGCTGTCCAAAGTGTAATAAGATTTTAGGAAACTTTGTGGAACTTGAGAAGAGGAAATTCACTCAGACTTTTTCAGTCTTAAAAGGAAGTGAATTTGTAATAACCCAAACTAGTTATTACGCTGACGTGCCTACTGGACTGTCAGATAATGATGTGAAGAAGATCTTAAATTGCCAGTGTAACTTAACACACTACTTCCCATCATTTTCCGAATTCGAAGAGATTCAAGGATCCGCCCAGGACGGATTCCTTCTTTCTGAGAGTAAATTTGCTCTGACAGCCTTCCCCGAATACAACGTAGACAGGGCAGTTCAGGTTCGTTTAGGGAACTATACTGGAAAAACTGTGACAGACTACAAGATGTCACTTGTAGAAAATGCCGAAATGGCTGGACTTCTCGATGATGTTCGAAAAGAAATTGAGATTTTTAAATCTAATCTTGGTAACACACCTCAGTTTCTTAAAGATTTTCTTGAAGGAGATAGATCTCAAACAAAAGATCAGCTTCTCCTTAAGATTTCTGAAGCATGCTGTTCCTTTGAACCAAGGAACACTTTTTACTCAACTGCTCTGATGGAGCAAGTGAAGAATTTTGCACCTTCACTTTTCAAGCCGGATGGTACCGCAATTGATGATATGGAAATCATCCGAAGATACTATCCTAGTGTAAATTCTTTCTTAAATGACATTATGATTAAGAAAGTAAAGACTAGAGCAGCTTTGGTCGCAATGAGACCAAATTTTCAAGATTGCCTAGTCGAATTAAGAAAGTTCGACAGGTTACATGGTTGGTCAACCATAGACGATATCGCAAGATATTTGGAAGCATCCGTTGAAGAATGCAAAGAAGCTTGGGATGACAAGGATGCTAAAGCAAAGATGATACATCTTTGCCAGAACAAAATGATGACCAAAGACAACAAACAACTCTTTTTCGTTTGTGGTTTTGATCTTAAGAGAGTCATTCGAGAATATAATGGCTTAAACTATGATTTCCCATCATCCGATGTCCAATATTTTGATAAGGATGATAAGATTAAGATTAAACCTGAAGTTCTAGATCATTTATCTAGAAATATAACTGATATCATGTATATCCAGAAAGGATATAATTTTTCTTTGGTACCAGAGAAAGGATTGGTTTTCTCTGAGAAGGCAGCAAGATCTCCTGCAACCCCTGCTAAAAATAGCAAAAGCTACGCGAACGCAGCTTCGGGCAATACCAGGAACGACAGAGTTAATAAGGCTGCTGCCATCCCAAAAGGAGAAACGCCAAAGCAGAAAAAGAGGAAAGCAGTCTCGTCTCCGCCACAATCTCAAGAGGAAGATGTTGAATACTACCGTGGTTGGTCAAGAAGACAGTTACTTGCTGAATTCAGGAACACGCGTAGTAAGACCGTGGGTAGAGCTCTCGCAAAGTTCTATCCAATCGAAGGAAAATCAGATGTCGCAAAGCGACCTAGATTTTCTAAGGCGAAGAAAAACTAAAAGGACTACGGACGTCGGTCTTCAGGGATTGTGTGAGTCCCTTATAGCGATATATTCGTTATCTAGAAAGAAAGACGTCCTTAATCTAAACATTTATGACCGTTGCGTCATCTGTGATCAAATAAATCTTATCCTAAAGGAGAAAGATATATTTGGTTTTTGTAAAAATTTATCACACATGCTCAGACTATATTATATCAGCAAGGCTGATATAAATATAGAAAAAACTTTTCTCTTTCCAGAGTATATGTACTTAGGAAGATCTTTGCCCCCAGTGGAGGCATCGAAAACTACTATTATAAGTACCTTGATGACGTTTGGGGAGCCAAGCGTCGAAACGGATGGAACCGGACCACTTAATGTATTATACGGTTGGAACGGTGGGAAAGAGAGACCTTCTATCTTCTATTCAGAGTCTGCTTGCTTATTCAATACTCGTGAACGAGGAGGACAGGCAAGAATTTTAAAAGATCTTATTATGGTCTTTCGTGAATCAGAAGATGAAGATGACTATACAATCTTAACACGTGCTGCCCTTACGCTTGAATTGCAATATATTGATCATATTGTCGGCTGTAAGGGCTGTGATAAAGCACATTTGCACTATCCTTTTGGACTATTCTCTATACCAGAATCTGGGTATAAGAGTAGAAATGTCACATTGACAAGTCCTTTTATTACTTGTTTTACAAGTTCGATCCAAAAGAGATACAAGGAAAAAATTAAAGGAGACAAAGTAACGGGTCCTGCTTTCTGTGGAGAATATAAAGTACCTGTTGGACAGGGAAAATATTTCTCCATAGACTATAGCAAGGCAACAGATAATTTTTCTTTTTCCTTGATGAGATACTTCCTCAAAGGAATTCATTCCAATTGTCGTAACGACATAGAAAAGATGTATAGTGCTATATCCATGTTACCAGGTAGGGTTTTCGAAGTTAAGAAACGAAGAAATTGGCCTGGACTTTTGTATTTCGTTGAAAATTTTCTGTGGTCAGTGCCAAGAAAAAGAGTTGCTGAAATAATAGACGATATGGATATAAATATTAATGCTATTCGAATTTGGCGAAAGAGAGGTGGGAATGAAAAGGACTATAGTTCCTTTTACAATCCTTACAGAAATTATAATAATCCTGAAAAAGAATATACCTCATTTGAAGACCACCGCATTAGAAAAGTTATCTTAAATCATAGATTAGAGATACAACAAAAAATAATTGCTTGGTGGAGAGGTGCGTATGAAGAAGATTTAGGGACCATACAATGTCGAGGACAACATATGGGACTTCCCTTATCTTTTGTAACTCTTTCTGCCGTGAACAAATATTTGGTTATTGAATCAGGTGGACAAGGTGTCACCATGGGAGATGACTGTGTTCTTTTGGGTACAGATTTAAATTATGATCTCTATTGCAAAAATGCAGAGAGATTAGGATTAGTGCTAAATAAAGAGAAGACTTACATTTCAGAATGTAACGCTCTTTTCTGTGAACGTTTTTTCCATAAAGGTAAAGAACAGAGTATCATACGTGCAAAGACTTTAGTACAGCCCAATAAGGACTTCGCTTCGATATTTGATGATATGGATATTATTAATCGTTCTTTTAGGGTTATGAAATATCATAACATAGTAATTGACTTACTATTAAAAGGCTGGTGTTTTTTTGCACCCACCTTTCTATACGGTCTAGATCTGAGAGCAGAAGCTCTTGATCGTATCGAAGCTTTTTCATTAATCAAATGCAAAGGAAAACTCAATAGTATATTCCTAGATCCTACTTTCCAAGATGAAAGTATACTGCAACTCTTCATCGGGATTCGACAATCAGATGAAGGATGGAAGATTTCAGAAATAGTTCCTAAGGCTCTTCTCAAGATCGGGAAATTCCACAAGAAATTCATAAGACGAGAAAAACTGCAAATGGCAGAATATTCAAGAATTATGGAAGCCCTTGATATAACTAATGACAAAACAGTTAAGCTGTTTACGAGTCAACTTATCAAGGAGATCATGAGTTAAATTATAACTCATCGGCGG